GGCTAATGACTATTCCAGTAATCAACGCAGTAATTAACTTTTCTACTGGCCCTAGTTTTGCGCAGGCTATGATAATTGGCGAAGGCATATTAGGTACTAATATTTTGGCTGATTCAGCAGCTGTAATTGTGGATGTAAGCGATGTGGTGGATAGTGTTACAACTAAACGCGGCCGCAATCCGCAGGTAGATGAATTTCAAACTGGCACTATGAGCCTACGCATCGTGGATCAAAACGGCGATTTCAATCCACAAAACCCATCTAGTCCGTATTATGGCTATTTAACCCCTATGCGTAAAGTGTCTATTTCGGCTACTTACGCTGGTACTACTTACGCAATCTTTAGCGGCTTTATTACCAGTTATACAACTAGCACCCCGCTTAATGCTAACGATGTGGTTTATACAACCATACAAGCTGTAGATGCTTTGAGGCTGGCTCAAAATGCCCAGATCAGTACCGTTACAGGTGCAGCTGCAGGCGATCTAAGTGGTACAAGAATCAACCAAATCCTTGACACTATTGCATGGCCATCGTCTATGCGCGATGTAGATGCAGGTTTAACTACTATGCAGGCAGATCCCGGTACTGCTCGCACTGCTCTAGCTGCCTTACAGACCGTGGGTAATAGTGAGTACGGCGCGGTATATGTAAATGCATCGGGATCTTATGTCTTTCAAGATCGCACCGTAACCGTATCTAGCGTGGCTGGTACGGCTACAGTGTTTAACGATGATGGTACAAATATTGGCTATGCCAATGCCATCTGGCGATTAGATGACACCCTTGTATTTAACCAAGCTAATATCACTAGAACAGGTGGCACAGTTCAAAACGCTATCAACACAGCCAGCGTAGAAAAATACTTTGCTCATACTTATAACCAACAAAACTTACTAATGCAGACCGATCAGGTAGCACTTGATTATGCGCGTAGTTATGTGGCCAGCCGTGCCGAAACTAGCGTTAGATGCGATGCCATTGAACTAGACCTCTACACAAATAACTATGCCAATGGCATAACAGCGGCTTTATCACTTGATTACTTTGACCCGGTAACTATCACTACTAATCAGCCAGGTAGTTCAACACTAACTAAGACGTTACAAGTATTCGGCGTAGCTCATACAGTCACACCGAATAAGTGGCGCACGGTTCTAACTACTTTAGAGCCAATCATTGACGGCTTTATTATTGGGTCGAGTCTTTCAGGAGTTTTAGACCAAAACGTACTTTCATACTAAGGAGAAATAAATGGCAACAGGATTTCCAGCAGTAACGGGAGATGTACTTACTAGCGGTATGTTTAATTCGCTAGTGGCATTTACCCTTAATGCTCAAACAGGTGCTACCTATACGGCAGTATCAACCGATCAGTACCAAGTGCTAGTAACTATGAACAACGCATCGGCTAACGCGTTTAAGATCCCTACGAACGCATCGGTGGCTTTTGCTACCGGTACGGTAATTACAGTTATGAATATCGGTGCAGGTACTTGCACTATCTCAGCTGTAACGCCAGGTACAACTACGGTGCTATCGGCAGGAGCTACAGCTGCTAGCCCTACTTTGGCGCAGTACAAGTCTGCAGCTTGTATTAAGACTGCTACTGATACTTGGTACGTTGTAGGTGCTATCGCCTAATGTTAAATAATGTCATTGGAATTATTAACCAAGTTACAAAACCAGTAGTTACTGGTGGAACTTTAACTAGCGATGCCACTTATTATTACAGAGCTTTTACAGCTTCAGGAACTTTAGGCGTAAGCGGTGGCACTTTAACCTGTGACGTTTTGATTGCGGCAGGCGGGGGCGGCGGCGGTAACGTAAATGCTGGCGGCGGCGGTGCGGGAGGAATTTTAGCTTTTGCATCAGAATCAGTGTCATCTAATAAAACTGTAACTATTGGCGCAGGTGGCGCGGGTGCGCCTTTGAGTACGACAGGCGTAGCTGCTACTGGATCAGATGGCTCAAATACAGTATTTGGATCACTAACTACAGCAGTAGGCGGTGGTGGTGGTGGTGGTGGTGCAGCTGGTCGTACAGGTGGATCAGGTGGCGGTGCTGCTTATAATCAGTCAATCGGTACTGCTACAAGTGGTCAAGGCAATAACGGCGGTACAGGTGATGGTGGTGCTAACACTTTTGGCGGTGGTGGCGGTGGCGGTAAAGGCGGTGTCGGCGGTAATGCTGTAACAAATGGCGCGGCTGGTGCAGGTGGCGCGGGTACTACATCGGTTACTAATTGGGGCGCATTAACGGCTGCACTATCTGCAACTGGTTTAGGCGTATCTAATTTTATTGGCGGCGGTGGCGGTGGCGGTGGTCGCCAAGGCAATACAGCTGGTGCAGCTGGTTCAGGTGGCGGCGGTGCTGGAAGTACAGTTAGCGGAACTTTTTATAATGGAACTGCTAATACTGGCGGCGGCGGCGGTGCTGGTGGAGTTACCTTGCAAAATGATTTTGGCCCTGGCGGTTCTGGTGGCTCAGGTGTAGTCATCGTTCGATACTTAAAAACGGCGGTTTAATATGAGTCATTGGGCAGAAATAGATGCAACTGGTTTAGTCCTGCGTGTATTAGTTGGCAATAATAATGAGCCTGATGAAGGCCAAGCCTTTATGGAGTCACTTGGCGGTACATGGGTAAAGACTAGCTATAACGGCAATATCCGTAAAAACTTTGCTGGGTCTGGTTATACCTACGATGCAGATCGAGATGCTTTTATACCCCCTAAACCTGATAACGCTACGGGCTTTGATGAAACTACTTGCTTATGGATAACGCCCCCTTATGACACAGGCCATTAGTTATAACGGCTGGCCAGCATCTAAGGATGTTGAGTCGATCCGTATCAAGTCTTATGCAATCAAGGGCAGCCATGTAAAGCTGCGCTGTGCATATTTTGCCGCGCCTTTATTGGTTGCCTTTGCTGAGGATTTTAATGAGCTGATCGAGCCGATCGATGGCGGTGCGCTAGACGATTGGGGCTACTGCTATCGCGATGTTAGAGGCGTACCCGGCAAGTTGAGCAACCATAGTAGCGGCACAGCCATTGACCTAAACGCGACTAAGCATCCGTTAGGCAAGGCTGGCACATTTGAGCCTGGAGAAGTGACGATGATCCTGGCATTATGTAAGAAGTACGGCCTAAATTGGGGCGGTACATGGACACGCAAAGACGAAATGCATTTTGAGGTGGGAATAGATCCCGTAAAGGCCGCAAAACTAATAGAGAAGTTAGGATTAAGTTATGCCGACTAGCGCACAAATATCAGTAGGCACTACAGCCACGCTTTTAGTAGCTGCCAATATTATGGATCAAACAGTACAACTGCATAACTTAGGCGGCGGTGCGGTTTATCTAGGTAATGCAGGCGTTACTACATCTAACGGATACAAGCTAGATAACGCAGATAAATTACAGATACCCGTAGGAGATAACGAGCCGTTATACGCTATTACTGCCAGCGGTACTCATGTCGTTGCAGTATTGTCACAAGTCAACTAAGGGCATTTAGGAGTAAGACCATGAAAGAACAAGCTAAGGCCGCTGGCCTTTCGTATCTACGCGCTGCGTTTAGCTGCGCAGCTGCGCTTTACATGTCCGGCATTACCGATCCAAAAACACTAGCTAATGCTTTCGTTGCAGGCTTGCTTGGCCCATTATTGCGAGCCATGAACCGTAGCGACAAAACTTTCGGCGCAAAGTAATGACTACAGCCCAGTCGCTAATTACCATGGCAATCGCTGTTGCGACCCTATTGGGGTGTGCGGCTGGGCTTGTACGTCATTTAGTTAAATACTATTTATCTGAACTAAAGGTAGATGGTAATGGTGGCCATAACCTTGTAGGTAGGGTTGAACGTATAGAACAGCGCGTAGATTCTATTTACGAGCTTCTTGTGCGTAGTAAGCCTGAATAGCATCTAGCTGATCGCTAGATCGCTTTGCACTTGTAGATCGCATATCTAGTCCAGGCTGACTTGCCGGGGCTTGTAGCCAATCCTTGTTTTCTTGCCATAGCCGTAAGGCATCTACTACATGGTCAAAGAAATAGTTAATATCCCTACCCCGTAGCCGTATGGCTATCTGGGTTTCAATTTCTTTTAGGCCATCACGCATGAAATTGCTGCCTACTATCAGCAGATCCCCTGGGTTAATTACTCGATCATCTTGCCCATATCCGTAACACGTCAAACGCCCATTTGTTACCGCCGAGCTAGTCACAGTAACTGTCCCGCTAGGTTGCATCTTTGGTGCTGCCATAATTTGCCCTTCCAACTGTGGCGTGTCGGATCTTGAAAAATGTCAGGGGATGCCCTTACACTTTTCGTAATGAGTGTTAGCACTCATTGTTATACAGATCACAACGATCGCCAAGGGCTTGGTAATAACAATTAAATAACAATGTAACTTGTTAGAGTTTTCAGGAGTGCTAACTCCGACTTGTTACATTATGTTAAGTGAAAATAAGCGTGAGTTGCTTAACTTTACTTAACAAAACTATTTAATTCGTTATCGCTTTGCCCTTGTTACAAACCATAACAGATAAGGGCTTATCTAATGACATGGACACTGATGTTCCAGACACTGATTTTAACTGCTTTTATAGCAGTAACGTCATCCCTAGCAAGTTTTATAGTTGCTTACAAACAAGGCGTAAAAGACGGTTATTTAAAAGGTCGCGCAGCTGGTATGCGCGTTGGTCGCGATCGTGACCGGGTGATCAAATGAGTTTTGATCTCAGTACATACGAGGATGTTAATTCTCGCATTAAGCGATTTAGAGCCGAATATTTCTTTGGTCGGATCACAACTGACATAATCGAATTAAACGTTAAAGATGGTTATGTAGTTATCAGAGCTTCTGCCTATCGGGAGTATGAGGATCAAGTACCGGCAGCTGTCGATTACGCTTTTGAGCAGAGAAGCGATCGCGGCGTTAATCGCGACTTCTGGATAGAAAATTGCGCAACTAGCGCCATCGGTAGGTGCATAGGTTTACTGATGCCTAGCGATGCGCGGCCTACCCAGCAAGATATGGCAAAGGTTATTCGCCTGGCTACCCCTACACCTGAACCTGAGGTTGATCTATGGGTAACACAGACCGTCACAGAAGGCGTAGGCAGCGTTAGACCAGCTGCTGAATCCATTGAGGCCATCCGCACCCAGTTAGGCACAGAGGTAATAGATCAATCGCCGCAATGTTCCCATGGCCGCATGGTTTTCAAAGAAGGCGTCAGTGCCAAGACAGGTAACAAGTACAGCGGTTATACCTGCAGTAGCAAAGTTAGGGGCGATCAATGCAAGCCAATCTGGTTGTAGTGCCGACTCCCCTACCAGCTGTTGTCCTTGATTACAGCCAAGAGGTTCAAGCTCATGCATCGGGATTTGCTCGATCGACAGGAATTGTAGCTAATAGGCCAGATCATGCAGGCAGGTATAACAACAAACTTAATTACCATGAATTCGTAACAGAAAATAGCGAAGCTGCAGGATCAGAAATCGCTGTTGCGTAGTACATGGGTATTAAAGGTTTTATACCTACTGTCGATACTTTTACCGACTCCCCTGACATATCTATCGGCAACTTAAACCTTGAAATTAAATGGACACGTTATATGAACGGCCATTTGATTATCCATCGCGACTATCCGCGTTTAACCGATGTTGCCATATTGGTCGTAGGTAAAAGTCCGGTATATGCCCTAGCAGGTTGGATGCCTGTGCTTTGGTGCAAGAAGCCTAAGTATCTCAACTCAGTGGATGGCAATTACTGGGTATCGCAACGCGAATTATTTGAGATGAACACATTAAGAAAGTCCATCTATGGCATTACTGAGGATTAACTGCCGTGTCTGCGCTAAGGCAGGCCATGGGATGCAAAATCACAGCATCGTTGAGGAATTTACAAACTTACCGCCAAATATCGTATGCGTTCAATGTTTGGGATGCGGCGTAATGGGTATAGAAATGCTGCTCGATAGCCAGGTACCTACAGCTGAGGAAATACTTTATGACTAAACACAGCAATGAATTGACCATCGTATGCAATTGCGATGATAAAGAGCAGATGGCGATGTCGGTGCATGTCATCAATGGCGTAGTGCCAATCGTGGTAGTTAAGTGCGATAACTGCCTGGCTAACTACTCAATTATTCCTAACTCTGTGCAAGATGCCTAGTTACCTGTATCGCTGCGATCAATGCGGTGCGGAACTAGAGATGAATCACCCGGTACATACTCACGGCGAAGCCAGTCCATTGTGCTGCAGCTACCCAATGGCGCGTGTATTTAGTGCGCCTTCAATAATCTTTAAAGGTACTGGATGGGGTAAAGATGCCTAAACGATTAGGTTCTGACTATTACAAGATTGCAGATCATGCTTGGTATAACGCATGTTGCGATTCCATACAGTTCAAATACTTGTGCATAACCTGTGGATTAAATGTGGGTTGTTACTTTTGCAACTTTGACCCAGATGTGCGACATGATTGCGAATAGGTTCGACACGCCGAGATTACAGCGTAATATTAAAATGGTTATTATCTATATGGTAGGATTGATCTTACTAGGTATGAATGCAGTTAATGCAGTTACTAAATACCCTATAGAAAAAGATTATTACAAACTCTATAGTCATACCAAAGTAGTTTCCGCTAAGCAATACCTATGCTTGCTGCAGCTTTGGGAACGTGAGTCACAATGGAATCCAAAGGCTAATAACAAACGATCATCTGCTTATGGGATACCACAACTATTAAAGCTAAAGGTTACTGATCCTTATATGCAGATAGATGCCGGGTTAAAGTACATAGCTTCTCGTTATGGCAGTTCATGTAAAGCATTGGCTCATCATCTAAAGACAGGTCACTACTAATGGCAAAGCGCGGTGACCCACGCAGTCAGCGCAAGTACAAGGCGATCAGACTGACCGTCTTAGCCAGGGATCAATACACCTGTTACTACTGCAACTCCCCTGCTCACACAGTCGATCATTTAGTACCAGTATCTCGATCTACTGAGGCTGAGGCATACGATCCTAATAACATGGTGGCGTGCTGCTCTAGATGCAATAGCAAGCGCGGTAACCGCAATCACAGCGTTTTTTTAGCACAATTGGCTACCCCCCCTGCCTTTTCGTCCTCTTTATCCCCAAAGATGACCGAGAAGGTTCATATAGACCCTAATACAGGCAGGATGATCTAAATGACGTTAGAACTTGTAGAAGCTGCGCCAGCCCTGACGGGGGCTATTTCACCTAGGCTGCATACGCCATGGCTCAAAGGCAAATCTAAGGTAGATGCCATTATTGAATTATCCGAACGTATCGGCCAGCCCCTTTTAGAGTGGCAAATCGTAATTTTGCGAGATATGTGCGCGGTAGATGAATCTGGGATGTTTATAAAAAAATCCAGCCTGCTCGTCTGCAGCCGCCAGTCCGGTAAAAGCCATGTGCTGCGTATGCGCGTACTAGCTGGGCTGTTCTACTTTGGCGAAATGAATATATTGATTATGAGTTCGCAAATGCTTATGGCCTCTAAATCACTTGAGATCATGGCAGGCATTATTGACCGTAACGAGTTTCTACGCAGCCAAGTAAAAGGCGGCAATATTGAAAAAGCTTACAAGCGCACTAATGGCAATAACCGAATCATCCTAGAATCAGGTGCAGAGGTTCGCGTAGTAGCCGCGACTGCAGACTCCAGTAGAGGCTTAACCGCCGATTGCGTTTGGATTGATGAGTTGCGCCATGTTGGTACTGAGGCGATGGATGCCGTAAAAAGTACAACATTAACGCGGCCTAATTCGCAACGGTTCTATACATCTAATGCTGGCTTTAAAGATAGCCACGTCCTAAACGATATGCGCGAAAGATCGCTAAACAAGCCACCTGCATCGGTTGGTTATTACGAGTACAGCGCGCACGATGGCTGCGATATATGGGATCGATCAGCCTGGGCGATGGCTAACCCATCTTTAGGTTATTTAATTACCGAAGCCGCGATTGAGGAGATAGTAGCTACATCTGATTACAGCGCGGTCATGACTGAGAATTTATGCAAATGGGTTGGCACGGATTTATCACCGTGGACACCTGGCAGCTGGGATGAGTGCGCCGATCCTGAGCTAGTCCTATCTCCTGGTATGTATTCCATGTTTGCCTTCGATATTGAACCGCACTCTAAACGCCACGCAGCTTTAATGGCTGGGGCTATATTGCCAGATGGCCGCATAGGTATAAGCCTGATTAAGACATGGGAGTCAGATCGAGCTATTGACGAATTAAAAATTGCCGTAGATATAAAAAGTTACTGCGATCAATGGATGCCTAAAAATGTCCTATTTGATAAATACACCGGGCAAGCTATTGCCGATCGATTGCATAACTCAGGCGTAAAAATAGAGGATTGTTCAGGATCGCAGTTCTACGTTGCTTGCCAGACTTTCAAAGATTACATAGACAATAAGCGCGTAGTTCATGGCAATCAAGAATTTTTAAATGAGTCTATGGATAATGTAGCTGCTAAAAGTAACGATCAAGCCTGGCGTATCATCCGCAAACGCAGCAGCGGCAGCGTAGCCGCGCCAATCAGCGCAGCCATGTTGGTAATGCACCTATCTAAGCCGCTACAAGAAGCCAAGATATACGCGTAGCGACACGCCGAAGCAAATCTGTAATGTGCTTGACAATTTGAAAAAATCCCTTCATGGGATTACTGGAAACTCTAGGTCTAAAAGCTAAGGCAGAAGTTACTGCCCAATATGCCCCTGCCATTATGGATAGTACCTATGGCGCAGGGATGTATAGTTATAACAGCGGCCTATCCAATTATGGTTACGGCGTTGCGATCGATCGCAGCCTAGCTTTACAAGTACCTAGTGTTAGCCGTTGCCGCAATTTAATTGCAGGAGTTATATCTAGCATTGAACTAGGACTATACAAAAAATCTACAGGTAAAAAATTAGAGTCCCCGGTATGGCTAGAGCAACCAGATATACGCCAGCCGCTTAGCGTTACCTTGGCCTACACAGTAGATGCATTACTATTTTATGGCGTTGGTTATTGGCGCGTTACATCGCTTTACGCAGATGATGGCCGCCCATCGGGCTTTGAATTTATCCCTAATACACGCGTTACTGTAACTACAAATCAGTATGGCGATGAGGTTGAGTATTACTCAGTTAATGGCGTTCGCGTACCTATGGGTGGTATTGGTTCGCTAGTTACATTTCAATCGCTACTACCTGGCGTATTACAAACTGGCGGCCGCACTATTCAAGCTGCGTTAGATATTCAAAAGGCTGCAGCAGTTGCAGCAGCTACGCCAATGGCAACAACAATCTTAAAAAATACCGGTGCAGATTTACCAGAGGCACAGATTCAAGGCTTACTAGCATCGTGGAAAGCAGCGCGTACTAATCGCAGTACCGCATATTTGACCAGCACTTTAGAAGCGCAAAATTTAGGTTTCTCACCTAAGGACATGACCTACAATGAAAGCAGCCAGTATTTAAGTACGGAAGTCAGCAGATTAATGAACGTGCCTAGCTTCATGATTAGCGCGGACATGAACAATTCGATGACATACCAAAATATTTTAGATGCTAGAAAAGAATTTATGGCTTACTCATTACAGCCATACATAAGTGCTATTGAAAATCGTTTAAGCATGGATGACATAACCGCGCATGGTAATCGTGTGCGCTTTGCTGTTGATGAAACTTTCTTACGCGCTGACACTATGGCGCGACTAGATGCAATAGAGAAAATGTTAAACCTAGGTTTGATTGATGTTGCACAAGCGCAATCGATGGAACAGCTAACACCTAATGGATCAGGAGATACTGCAAATGTTGCACTTAACGTTTAATAACGCGATCGAGGCGGCCGATACAGAACGCCGCATGATCTCAGGCAAGATCGCGCCATACGGCGAAGTAGGTTACACATCTGCTGGCCCGGTTGTATTTCAAAAGGGATCAATAGCAATTCCAGATGTTACAAAAATTAAATTGCTAATGCAGCATGACAGCACAAAGCCAGTAGGTCGCGCTACTTATAGCAGCGATGATGAAAGCGGCGTTTATGCATCGTTCAAGATTTCAAGTAGCAGCCGGGGACAGGATGCACTTGTACTAGCTCAGGAAAACCTTGTATCTGGCTTATCCGTAGGCGTGGATGTATCCGCGTCTAAGCAGATGAAGGGTTACCTGTTGGTTACCGCTGCAGTCCTGAAAGAAGTAAGCCTTGTGGAGTCGGCTGCCTTCGATTCAGCGGCCGTAACTGATATTGCAGCGGCTAAAGCTGAACTAGAAGCAGCGATGAGTAACAGCACAAAAACCACAACGATCAATACGACAATCGTAGAAATCGAAACCGAAACCGAAACCGAAAGCGAGGCAGCTGTGACTACAGCCCCTATTGATACACCGGATGTACCGGCAGAAAAACCAGTCGAGGCTGCACCAGTTCAAGCAGCTCGCCAAATTATTCGCCCATCCGTATTAGACAGCCAAACAGTCCGTACACCGATTACATCTATGGCAAAGTACACAGAGCATAAGATTAAGGCTGCACTAGGCAACCAAGATTCTTTGCTTTACATTACTGCGGCCGATGATGATTTCAGCACTAACCCAGCATTTAGCCCTACACAGTACCTATCAGAATTTCCAACAAATACACGCTTTGGAACACCATCAATCGATGCATGTTCACGCGGCGTATTGCCAGCAAGCGGCATGACAATTAACGTGCCATCACTTGTTACATCAGCAGGCGGTAAGTCAGGCGTTGCACCAGTTGTAACAGTTGAAGCCGAAGGCGGCGCAGTACAAAACACAGGTATGGTTACAGAATATTTATCTGGCACAGTATCTAAGTACAGCGGCATGAACACAATCAGCATCGAACTGCTAGAACGTTCAGACCCTAACTTTTATGCAGAGCTAACACAGCAGCTACAAAATGCTTACCTAAAGACAATTGATACAACAGTAAATGCTGCGTTGATTACTGCGGGTACACTTGCAACTACTGCACAGGCTGCTACATCAGCAGGCATTATCGGTTACGCATCTGAAGCTGCTCGCCTTGTTTATGAGGCAACTGGTTACTATGCACAAAACTACATCGCCAATGGATCACAATGGCAGCTATTAATGGGTGCATCAGATACAACTGGCCGCCCAATCTACTCAGCATCTCAGCCAATGAACGCAGGCGGCTTAATTCAACCTGGCTCAATTCGCGGCAACGTGCTTGGTCTAGATCTATATGTTGATAAGAACTTTGCAGCAACAACTACAGTAGATGACTCAGCAATTATTCTTGCACCAGAGGCATTTACCGTTTACCAATCACCACAGGCATATATGTCTGTAAACGTTGTAAGCAACCTACAGGTACAGGTAGCCATTTACGGCTACATGGCAACAATCGCCAAGATGCCTAAAGGAATTATCCGTTACAACTTCACCTAA